CTAAAACCAACCTTCGCAACCAACGAAGGCGACTACATACTAGCTTACTTCGCCCGTTCCCGCTTGGACGTTTGCGACTTCAGCGTACCGTTTTTGTTTCTGGCGAAGCTGCGGTTAGCACTCCTAGGCGCAGCCTGTAGGTTGCCAATGGATGAGGTTCCACCCTTCGACAGCGCAACCTTGTGGTCTACGTCTACGGAATCCGGCAGAGTACCGTGCTTCTTCTCGTACTCTCTACGAGCCTTGTGCCGTTCCGCCTGTTTCTTAAGCTGTTCAGGAGTTCCCTGATACCGCTCGTATTCCATTTTGTAATTGCGGGCCACACTATCACCTATGTTCGCAAGCGTCTGGGGGCAATGGGCAAAACTTACACAACCCGCTGGGGCTGGCATTCCATACGTTGTGGTCAACTGCGGCTTGGATCATGCGTGCTTCACCTGCCCACTTAGACCAAATCTCAGGCAACTGTTCTCTAGTGTACTTTTCCTTGATCACTGACCCAGCAACCACAAAAAGAAGCGCGCCTTTGACTTTGTTGATACTAGGGTGGTGCGCCATGATCATCGCAGCCATCAACTCTAGCTGAGACGTATCAGCAAACCGACTAGACTTGCCGGTCTTGAAGTCCGCTACACGGGCAATCCCTTTAGCATGGTCCAAAGCCATGAAGTCAGGCACCCCCCGAAACCATACGTCCTGACCAAAGAACGCACAGGGGGTGAAGTCTTGCCTAACGCCTAGCTTGGTTTCGCATTGGATGTCCCCAGAAAACTTGGTCAACGGGACCACGAAACGCTCAAACTGCTTGAATGACTCCGGCAGAGGGGTCTGGTGCATCAAGTAGTCTTCAAACGCCTTATGTACCGCAGTACCGTAGAGGGTGGCGGTAGTATCACTTTGCTTGTACTTGCGTAGGATGCGTACCGTGTGATACCGCCGCCCACAGCCTTGAAAGTCCTTGATACTTGAGTATGAGTGCGCGAGTGTCATGGGCTTCTTAAGGGGTCTGGTCCCCCAAGTCTATCAGCAATCCCCGTAGGTTGCACCCATACCAGACTCACAAGCCAAAGGCAATGACTGCGCCCACTTCGGACGCCAAGACATGCAAGCCTCTACATACGCTCGGGCTTCGTGAGCCTCCTCCTGCCTAGCCACAATACCAACCGCGTCATGCACAGTCAGCACCACTTTGTACCGCTTAGCGATCCGCAACATCTGCTCACCAATGATGCACCGTGCCACCGCTTGGCAGATGTTCTCCACCACCTTGCCTCCGTAAATGTTGATCGGCAACCCTTTGGACCAGTATCGCCAGTCGGTCTTACCCTCTTCGTTGATCACGCGCTCTAACCCCGGATACTGTAAGTACAGCCCGTTGGGTAGCGTAAACCCTTTACCAGCGCGAGCATGGATGATGCCGGGAATATCCACCTGCATGGTCTGCCCACTGACTAGCACCTGCAGTGCCCGCCCTGCCGACTTCCACAGGTCCGGGATGCGTGAGTATGTGCTGCGGTAAGCATCAATAATCCGCGTAGCCTCTTCCTCATCAATCTCAACCCCTGCCTGCTTAAGCGTAGCGCGAAGCTTAACGTGCCCGACCCCATACCCGCAGCCGAGAATCACGGTCTTGCCTAGAAAACGCTCACTGGAGGTGATGTCCTCTATGAGTTTGTTGTAGATGCGCGATGCCATGATCTTATACACATCCTCCTTGTTCTCGAAGGCTTGCACAAGATCAGTCTGCCCCGCCAGCCACGCCAACGTCCGCGCTTCGATCTGCGAGGAATCGCAGTCGATAAACACATAGCCTTCCGGCGCACGGATAGCCTTCTTGATCTTGCCTGCGTTAGCCCCACGGCTTGGGAGATTCTGCAGGTTAATCGAGTCTTGCCCGCTCCATCTTCCGGAATGTGCCCCGTAGTACCTCAGGGGAACTGGGAACGCCCCACGCGCTGACATAGCCAAGAACCGTTCAGTGCGTGTTTCTTCGATGGTTGTCTTGTTGCCCAACCTAGCAGCAACCAACGCCTGCACCCGTACGTCGGGGTGGTCCTCCAGTGCGATAAACTCTTCGTCCGTCTTCGCAAATGCGTAGGCTATTTTTCCCGTACGCGCACTGATCTTCATGGGAGGATCAACTCCCAATGACTGCAATGCTTTAGCAAAGATGTCGTTCGACATCAGCATTGCTTTCATATCATCTTTGTAGTCTGAGTCAGGCATCAGACTTTTGATGGTATCCACCAGTGCAGCTTTCTTCTCAATCGTGTCTTGCAGGTGGCTGACCAACAAAGGCGCGTCAAGCTGGAGCACCGGCTCTGTGTACATACGCAGGGTGAGGTCGATCAGTTGCAGTTCCTGCTTAGAGAACCCCATGCCCATGTAGATATCAAACAGCTTGCGAGTCAGCAACACATCGTTGTTGCAGTACTCTCCGTACTTGGCTAGGTCCTCTTTGGAAAAGTCCGCATACCGCTTGCCCAGTGCGTTGACGACTTCATCGCCTTTTACACCTACGCCATGCCGCTCAGCTTGTGCCTTGAGGGAGTGGGACTTCTCATGTGGGTACAACGCACGGGACATCCCCATGGTGTCGAACAGTGCCAACGGTTTAATCCCATACCGCCAAGCCAGTATGCCCCCGTCAAACGCTGTGTTCTGGCCCACCACCATCTTGTCGGACCAGTCAATAGCCTTCAGTGCAGCTTCGACTTTCGGTTGTGGGTACCACACCGTAGGCGTATCACCGATCTGAACAGACACCCCGATGGTTTCGTACAGGTCCGACCGGATGTATTCCTCAGTCGTGATTTTGCTCAGCGAGTACTCCCGATCATAGTAGGTTTCGATATCCACAACAAGTAGCGTAGGCATTACGGTCTTTCCTTAATAGATGAGATCAGGTGGTGCAGTCCGTCCACACCTTCTTCGTTAACTACCAGTGCAACGCCACCGGCTTCGATGATTCCCGCCAACTCTCGATCTTGCAGTGCCGTGGTTTTACCTTTACCAGCCTTGCACTCGATAGCAACGAAGTACCCGTTTATACAGCAGATGATGTCCGGTATCCCCACCCTGCCGTACCCGTTGGCAGGGGGTGAAAAGTGGTACACCTCATACTGATCCAAGATTTTCTTGACCGCCGCCTTGACCTTAGCCTCAGGGGTCATTTGTCAATCAGCATCCGGTCAACCCCAATCGCACCGACCACTAAAGCAGAACAGAGTTCTCGGGCTTCCTTGATATCGCCTGCCAGCAGCGCATCTTCCAAAGACCGCAGAGTTGCGCGGGCATTGAGCAACGGCTCCGAATAGTCCACAAACAGTTCCAGTTGCTCCGGTTGGCGAGGGCTTTGCGGGTCCACCTGCACCTCGATCAGCTTGGAGAGGAAGTGCTGCGCCTTCCGCAGATCACCGACACCCCCCTTGTCTTGCCAACGGCTGACGTATTTGACGATGCACCCTTCCAAGAACGGGAGGTTGTTGGCGATGATGTAGTCCCACGGTTGGATGGCTTTGGACTTGTAGTGGTCGCCACCGACTTGAGTGTCATTTGCTTTCATGCTGTGTCCTTACGTTGTTTGGGAAGAGGTGTCCACCCCTTCCATTGATCATCACGCCCTGCCCACTTGCCGTGAACAGCAACGTTCCCGGCGTTCAGGAGTTGTACTTTAACTCCTAACGGGCAAGTGCTCATCGGTCGCCAGTAGTATTCCGGATCGACCGCAGCGGTCTTGGTGGAGTCAAGCAAAAATCGCTCCCATCGTGACCGGCGCGGCTTGCGTGAGAATCTGCTGGACCTCTTCGGCAATGGCGCGATGCTCTGCCTGCGTAGATAGGTCGAGGCGTTGCTGCAAGTAGTGAATCCACGACCGCATCGAGCCGACCATGTACATCCGGGTTGTGGTCAAGCCTTCGGGCAGCAGGGCGCGGGCTTGCTCTTTCGCGATGCCAAGCTTCAGCGCCGCTCGATATTGAGCCGTTGCCTTGTCGTACACACCTTGCTGCATCGTTTCCCAGATTTCCGCCACCACAAAGTTTTCACACGGCAGGCTGTTTTGCCGGTTCACGGTGTCCTGCATTCTTGCTTCGCGCAGCGGTGCGTCAGGCAGTGCCTCGTATGTCTGATACCTGCCCGAAAACTCTTGGAAGCTGAATGACCTATGCCGCAGAATCTGCCGCCCGATGTCGCGTGTCGTCTCGACCTCGATGCAGGCGTGCGCCATCTCAAAAGGCGACACATGACCTTCACGCAGCATGTATCTCAACAACCCCCCGACATCCGGGTTGTCCTGTCGCGCTGGGTTGCTCACGCGGGCGATGTAGCCGATGGTTGCATCTATGTTGGGCGTTGCCCAGATCAGTTTGGTGTTCATTCTTTCTCTCCTTCCACCGCAGCGATGGCGGCGCGGACTTTGCTGATACGCAAGAAAAAAACATCTGGTCTTTTTGCTTCAACGGGTCCGTTAACAAAATCCACAATGTCTTGCGCCGCTTCGAGCAACAACTTACGCTGATCCAGCAGTAACGTGGACATTCCCGCCACGATCCTCAGCCGTTCGTTCTCCTCATGCAGGCGGCGCAGTTCGGCTGCGCCGTGAACAACGCCGTTTGCCTCCATTGCATCCGCCAGTCGCAGGGCGAAGGGTTGGTTAGTCATGTCTTGCTCCTTTCAGGCCACGAATCCGGGCGGGCGGACCAGTAGATCTGGTCGGTGCCGAATAGAGACCGCTTGCGGGCCGCTGTCGCTGCGGCTGCGGCGGGACACGTTTTATGCGCCGGAGTTGACCAGTGCTTTCCATCCCACCACCGCAGATACTCCTTGCCCCCCGCCGGCCACCACCCCAAACTAGGCGGGGGGCCTGAGTGCCACTTAGTCATGGTTCTTCCCCTTGAGCGCGACCTCGACGGCGCGGGCAAATGCTGACGCAGAGCGCGGAGCGATGCCGCTGCTCCCCCATGTCTCCGCTTTCAGCGCATCGATCTCCTCGTCCGTCAGCCCCTGCCACTCGCGGCGGGGTGGGCGGGCGTAGAGAAGCTGTGCTTCCACGGGGTCGCAGCCATTGACGCGTCTCCCGTTGGAAAATCTCCAGTAGCCATCCGAGTAACGGTAACGCCACGCCACCGGCTCCTGCTCCGGCTGCTCCAGCGCGTCGGCAACCTCTGCCAACAGAATGATGTCGGAGGCGTCGATCTTGATACCGTCATGCCAGCCTTCGCTGAACTTGTCGGCAAGGCGACGCAGATCCAGCGCCTGCTGCGCTGCTTCTCTCAGGGCAGTCATTTGTTTTTCTCCTTCAACGCCGCCTCGATGGCGCGGGCGACTTCCCTCGGCGACAACTGTGCAAATCCAAGCGGGATTACAACGCGATCAACTTCCTCCTCCGTCAGCCCGACCCACTCGCGGCGGGGTGGGGCGACAAGCGCAGCAAAGCGCTCAAGTTCCGACCAGCGTAGCACTCCCTTTTCGCTGATCCACGCAACGGGAAGATCGGCCTCCCGCGCTATGCGGATGATGTCGTCGCGGGTCATGTGCGGCTCCTTTCGGGCCAAGAGTCCGGGCGGGCGGACCATTCGATTTCGCGCCCGCTGTAATAGGTGGCATACACAGCGGCAACTCCAGCTGAATCGCTCGGCCAAGCATCTATAGACCAACACCGCCCGTCCCACCAGCGCAGGTGACCTTTGTCAGGCGAATTTCTGATTTTGCACGGCCACCACCCGAGCGAGGGCGGCGGGCCTGAGTGCCATTGCGTCATTCGTTCTTCTCCTGCAGTGCAATGGCAGCGGGCAGAAGCAGAGCTGCTGCGTGATTGCCGGCAGTTGCGATGAGACGCACATCGTCGGGCGGGAGGTCGAGCAGGTAAGCGCAGTCATCCCATGCGATGAGAGCGTACATAGCGCCCCGTGCTGAGCCCCGTTCTGCGTCCCGTGCTGCGTCATATGCTGCGCCCCGTTCTGCGCCCCATGCTGCGCCATATGCTTCGCCCCATGCTGCGCCATATGCTGCGCCCCATGATGCGCCCCATGCTGCGTCCCATTCTTCGCCCCATGATGCGCCCCACCTGTGCGGATTGGACCGAACGGAAGACAGCACACGGTCGATGTGTCGAGCGTTGGGCAAATGGCTCCATTTCGTCATTCGTTCCCCTCCTGCAATGCGATGACCGCCGGCAGCAACAGGACCGCTGCGTGGTTGCCTTTCGACGCGGTAACACGAACTTCGTCGATCGGAAGATCGAGCAGATACGCGCAGTCGTCCCATGCGATGAGGGCGCTTATAGCGCCAAGTGCTGCGCCCACTGCAGCGTTCCATGCTGCGTCCCATGCTAATTCCCATTTTGCGCCCCATGCAGCGGCACGGTTCCATGCATCGTCCCGCGCTGCGACCCGTGCTGCGAGCCGTGCAGCGTCCCATGCTGCGAGCCCTGCAGCGACCCGTGCAGCGTCCCATGCTGCGAGCCGTGCTGCGTTCCGTGCAGCGTTCCGTGCAGCGTCCCGTGCTGCGAGCCGTGCTGCGTCCCATGCTGCGCTCCACCTTTGCGGATCTGCCCTGAAGGACGACAACACACGGTCGATGTGCTGGGCGTTGGGCAGATGGCTCCATTTCGTCATTTGTTCTTCTCCTTTAACGCCGCCTCGATGGCGCACGCGAATTCCACCGGCCCCAGACGCTTGACGTAGTAATCGTGGAGAGACTGGATTTCCTCCTCAGTCAGCCCGACCCACTCGCGGCGGGGTGGGCGGGCGTGAAGCGGCACGGTAAAACCATTCTCGGGTTGCGCGACGCGGGTCAATTTTTTGACCTGCTCGGATTGCTGCTCGTACCAAATAAGGCTGGTAACCCACGCCACCGGCTCCTGCTCCTGCTCCAGCGCGGTCTTGAGGGCATCAATAGTTTCACCGGCAAAGATCGGGTCAACGTCAGGACCGGCCTCCAACGCCTCCAGCGCCTGCTGCGCTGCTTCTCTGCGCGTCATCGCATCACCCCCGCCACAACCATCCCACCGCCAACCAGCGCAGCCGCAAGGCTCAGGAGGCACAGCAGCGCCAGTACCGCATCGATCTCCATTACGCCGCCCGGTAGTATCTGAATCGCAATCCACGATGCGATCATGCCGGCTAGGCCAAAGATCATTAAGTCATTCATCCCGGTATCTCCTCTGTTCCAATAACGTCAGACATAGGCACCTCGACGGTGTTCCACCGCTCTCCACACTGGGCGCACTTGCGTCTACGCTGCGTCCACTCCGGGCGCAGGTAACTGGGGCGCGTTTCCAGCACAACGCTCTTGAGGTGCTCACACTTTGGGCACTGCATCGTTCCGCTCCCTCTCTGCGCTACGCATTGCCAGCACTTCCAGCAAGTTAATCTTTGCTTCGCGCCACATATCTTGCGCGACAGCGCGTGCGTTTTCGCTTTCAGCGTGTGTAAAGAATTTCCAAGCGGCGTCATAGTTGGCACGCGCTGAAGTGAGCGACAAGTCCATCACTGCAAACGCCTCGACGGGCAACAATTTCTTCTTCGGTTTAGTCATCATTCTCTCCTTATGGTTCCTTGAACCCATCCGTCAGCGCCCACTGCGAACCGCACATGGGGATTCTCGCATCGTCCAGCAGTACGCATCGCCGTCTGGAACTCAGGCGTGCAATCCTCGCAGAACCCAACATGTGGAGCCGGCAGTGACGTACGTGCAATCTCTTTCCACGACTCGAAGGTCTTTGCATCCGTACACGCAGGCGTCGGGTTCCTGAATGACACGGTGATTCTGACCTTCTTCGTGTACTTACGTTTTACCAAGTCGTTGGACAATTGCCTGCCTCCGTTCGTAGTCATCCCTACAGTCTGGATCACAGAACAAGTGGGTCACCGGCTCTTCGCAATTCCAACACCGTCCGGTCACAGGCAATATATCCTTCACCCGTTTCCGGACCGCGTTGATATGCGACTCTAACGTCTTCGACACTTGCGCGTCGGCCGCATCTGCTTCATCCATGTCAGCGCGTAGTGATCCACAGGAACGTCGCCAGCAGCACCAGCGTGACAACCACACCGACCACACCCGCGATCTCCGGGTTGATGCGACGAGGCGCAGTGGTCTCGACCAGCGTAGCCACCAGCACAGGCTCCTCAGGAGGGGTGATCGGCGCAGGTGCGACCGGCTCAACCAGACCCATGATCCCAGCAGACGGCGCGATGTCTGCGATGAACGTAGCGTCCTTGGTGAGGACTGGGGCGGCAAGCACCCCTTCGTTCTTCATCTTTGTCCGGATGGCATACACGTAACCAACCGACACGTTTCTGTTGAGGGCAATCTCCGCAGGCTTCTTACCTTTGATCAGGTCGCGACGGATGCGGACGGCGGTGATGTTCTTGCGTGGGCGGGGTGAAGTCATTTTGTCTCTACAGGTGAATAGTCAATGAAATCCAGCAGTGATAGCTGAGCGTCTACAGTGAACCACACAATGGCGTCTGGTGGGGGGTAAGGTACGAGACTTAGCCTACCCCCGATCTTCGCGATGTTGATGATAGTGACCAGCCACTCCGGCCGGTCAGCTATAGGGCCGTGTGCCTTCACGGTTTCAGTGATGTCCGCAATGGGCCAAGAGTCTAGTCGGTAGTTACCGTTGCGCTCCTCGTACCTCATCTCGTACACGGCCCCCCCTGCTACGGACTTATTCTTCATCAACACCCCAGTCGAAAGACGACAAGATACTGTCTACTTTGCGTTTTGTCTCTAGTCGAGTGCCATCTTCATCACGCAATTCCTGCGGGGTGATGCCAATAAGCGCATTTTCGAGACGTTTCCTAGCAGTCTCAAGCTGTTGGTCATTGGCCACATTGAGGTGAGTCAGCAGTGAGCACAACTCCTCGGCATTGGTGATGAGGGTGTCGTGGAAGACCTTCTTCTTGCCATCGTCAGTCACGCTGAGCCGGTCACTCATACGCGAGAGCACCTCATGCAACCGACTCCACGTATCTCGATTGGCTTGCAGCAACTGAAGCTTGGCCTTCTCCTCGTACTGGTTGATAAGGTCTTGCTGAACCTCACTCTCGATGTCCAGCCTGAAATCCCCTGAGATGGGTAAGGGGGCGAATGTGGTATCCATGTTGAATCGGCTGGCTACTTGGTTGCGACTTAGGTACTCCTGTCGGTCAAACAGCGTGCCCAACTGGAACGCGGCAGAGGCAACGAGGGTGTCGTACCGATCCAAGAACGCCTGCACCAGTTGGTCGAACTCTCCCTTATGCTTGTTCATGACTGACTGGTACCCCATAAGGCTGGTAGCAGGGAGCAGGCGATCCCCACTGTCCGACCACGGCAGGGTGAGTTGGTAGTGCTTCTGTCGAGCCTTGGCTTGGAACTTGGTGATGGCGTCGAGTTCCTTGCAGTCCGCGAACAGGTTCTTGTACACACTAGCAGCGCGCTTGGAGTTGGCACTCTTGGACAGAGTAACTTCCTCCTGCGTCCTGCGGTCCTGCTTGCGACCGGAGTAGGTAGAGATGTTGAGGGTAACGAGCAGAGCGGAACGTGCGACACCAGCGATTGTATTCGTCATAGCAGCCTCATCTAATATTAGATTGAAATTTGGGAAGAGATAAACTTCAGAGCATTCAAATCGTCCTCAGTCAGTACCGCTA